GATAGAAAAGCTAGATGGGCAACATTTTTGGAACTTGCAGTTGATGAAAAAGCATCGTTTGCCGAATTTGCATTGGGCGAGAAACGTGCAGTTCTCGAAGTAAATGTCGTCGTTGAATGTCATGCCAGGGCCGAATGTTCCACCCGTCATATATTGTACAAATGGCATAGTGTGTTCCTTGTGTTATACTGTAAAGAACATTTTACCCCACGGAGTGAAAAATGAAATTAGAAGATGACGTGGTGAAGCAGATAAAAGACGTAGGGATGAAAGACCAATATTACAAGCACGTCTATTTACCTGACTTCGCCAGAGACATTGTCCTGTATGGCAAGACTGATGCGATGGGTGTGCTGACGTCTTATGAGTTGACACCTGAGGACTTTCAGACGATTGCCAAGATGCCATTGTTCTTGACGCACGTCGCTAACCTGCGTAAGACGCTGGCAAGTTCTGACTACGCAGTGGTGCAGATTAAAGCTGCCGAGGCACTGGAGGCGGTGGTGCTCAGTCTGCAGGGACGAGTGGCACAAGGTGTGATGACAACACCTGAGTTGATCAAGACAGGTGATTTCTTGTTTAAAGTAATTGGCAGTGAGTCTCTACGTAAACAAGTTGCAGCGGAGATCACAGGGCCAGTTAACCAAGGCACGGTGGTGAACATCGCCTATGGGGCAGACTTGCACAAGCTGAAGCCGTTGCCAGCAGATGTGCCGGTTAATGAGACGTTTGCAAAAGTAGCATCAAATTATGATATGACGGGTGTCGTGGACGCGGAGGTAGAGCGTGTATAATCAGATTTATCCAATGGAGAAATATCCTACGCTTCATAAGTTTGCTATTTCTGATGCGAAAGTGAAGTGCGTAGTTGGCCCTGCAGGGTGTCTTCCTGCAGAGACAGAAGTGATGACAAGAGATGGCTGGGTGTGCCTTGATACAATGCCAGAGGAGGCGTTGGTCTATAACCCGAAAGATGACACGGCAGCGTTTTCTAAAGTTAAGCCTGTGGTGTTTGATTGTCCTGAAGGGTTTAATCGGTTTGTCAATGCAGCGACACTTGATATGGTGGTCAGTGATGAACATCGTGTGTGGTATAAGACTAAGTATGACCAGAAGAAATTTGGGAAGATTGGGGCACCATGGCACGTAGTGAGAGGAGGCGAACTTGGTCAGCAGTGGGCTGGTGGCACTAAACGTAATGCAGAAATTCGCACGGTGTTTGATTATAAATCAGATACACATTATCCACTTACAGATGATCAGATTCGTGTATGTGTGATGTTGTCGGCAGATGGGTCTCTACCTGATCGTGGTAATCAGGCTAGGGTTACAGTTAGAAAAGAACGTAAGAAAGAACGCGTCCGATATTTGTTAGACAAAGCTGGGATTGCCTATACTGAACGCACTTATGAGAGTAGACCGACAGAGACAACCTTCCGGTTTGTTCCACCTGAGTACAGTAAAGACTTGTCAAGATTTTATAAGGCGAGCCGTGCACAACTTGAAGTGATTGTTGATGAGGTTATGTACTGGGACGCTCACGTAGGTGAGAAAGGATCGTATTATACATCTGGCGTCCGTAGCAATGTGGACTTTATTCAGTTTGCGTTTTGTGCAACAGGTATGCCATCTAAGATTTCCATTGAGACATATGACAAGCCAAAATGGAATCCGTGTTATAGAGCAACCTGCAGTGGAAAGCAAGCTGAGTGGATCAATATGACTACTTGTAGATGGGAGCGTGTTCCAGCGAGTGATGGTAAAAAATATTGCTTAGAGACGACAACAGGAATGTTCATTGCACGCCATAATGGGAAGGTGTTTGCGACTGGTAATACTGGTAAGACATCTTTTATGGCGATGGAGATCCTACGCAGAGCGTGTATGCAGGAGCCAAATCATGAAGGTATAAGATACACCAAAGTGATGGTGGGGCGCAATACTTATCAGGTATTGAAGTCTAATACGATTGATACATTTAAACGTATGTGGGGTAATCTCGCATGGTTTAAAACCGGTGCTGCACCACTACGAGCTGGGTTATATTTATCACTAGGTGATGGCACTAAAGTGCAGTGTGATGTTGAGTTTATTTCGTTTGATACGCCTGACTCTATTTCAAAACTATTGGGATATGAACCGACGATGGTGTTCCTTGATGAGATTTCTGAGATGTCAGAGGACATCGTTTTAGCTGCAGCACGACGTATTGGTCGTTACCCATCAGGTGTGTTAGGGAAGTGTACGTGGTCAGGTGTAATGATGGCCACCAATGGACCGCGTAAGAATCACTGGCTTTATGACTGGTATTTGGGGAAAAAGGATGAGGAGTTCAAACGAACTGAGAAAGGGTCTAACCGTAAATTCTTTGAGTTCTTTAAACAACCTGCCGCACTTCTTCAGAACCGAGATGGAGACTGGGTACCTAATCCACGTGCTGAGAATATTGACAATCTTGCAGAAGGATATGGGTATTACTTCGATATGCTGGGTGGCAAGAAGGCAGACATTCAAGCCTATGTGCAGGGTGACTTTGCAGATCTTGTAACAGGTAAATTGGTGTTCCCTGAGTTTAACCGAGACTTTCATGTGGTGGACGAGAGCACGCTGGACTTGTCAGGTGGGTTCCCGATGTACCTTGCATTCGACTTTGGGCGCACCCCGTGCTGTATTGTAGCCGTGCAAATGCCATCAGGTGCGATTGTGATCATTGATGAGATGTACGGTGAGGACATGGCGGTGGACACATTGGCACGGACTGAAATTTTACCGCACTTACGTCGTACCTATCCGAAGGCGTGGATTGAAGATGGGTGGGGCGACCCTGCAGGTGAACAGAAAACGCAGGCAGTTGAGCTGACCCCCTTTGAGGTGTTGAAGGATAATGGGATTTATATTAAGAACCCAGACCCATCTAACCGACTTGAGCCACGTATTGAGGCAGTGAAACAATATCTTACTCGCACAGTAGAGGGTGGACGCCCAATGTTGCAGGTGAGTTCAAAATGTAAGTTGCTTATTCAGGCACTAGGGTCAGATTATATCTATGAGATGAAACGTGGTGCAAACGGAGTGTTTATGGATAAGCCAACAAAATCGCACGTGAACTGGGTATCAGAGTTGGCAGACTGTACGCAATATCTTTGCTTAGGAATGTCAAGTATGCTAGGATCTCGCAAGAAACGTAGTAGATTTTCTAATCTACCTCCACTGAACACAAGATTATTCAAATAGGAGATAGAAATGCAGACAGTATTTCGTGGGGTTCCACAAGCTAAACCTAAAGGTGTGTGCCCTTGCCGTCGTGGTCGTACCGCTAAGTAAGGAGTAGGGACGTGGCGAGTAAAAAGATTAAAAAGCTCCAAGACGAGCTGGCTTCCTATGTTCGCCACCGTTTTGAAGAAGCTAAATCAGCCAAAGCAGAAGAATACGAACGGTTAAAACAATGTCTTCGCCAAGTACGTGGTGATGACCAGTGTGAGACGTGTGATGACGTTCGTGTTGACATGAATATCACATCACCGATTGTTCGTGGTGTAGTTGGGTTGTTACGAGATGTGTTTTCTAACTCTATCGACAACCCTTTTGTCATTAAATCAACTCCGATTGCTGAACTTAATGAAGATGCTAAAGAACTAGCTGCAGAAGTGTTGGAGCGTTCATTAGTTGAAATTGGGTACATACAGGGCCGGATGACAAAAGAGCAAGCTGCAGATATTGGTAATGAGTTGCGTGAGGCAGTTAAGCTGGAGCAACAAGAGATTGCAGATCGTGCAGCTGCCGCGATGAATTTACTTATCCAAGACAACTTGAGAGATGCAGAGTGGGTAAAAGAGTTTGGAGACTTTCTCTATAACTTTGTTGTATTCCCTGCAGCCTTTATGAAAGCTCCATGTGTTAAGGTGGTCAAACAGAAGGACTGGAGTGGCAACCGAATGGTGGTTAAGGATACGATGGTTCGTGCAGTGGAGAACATCAGCCCATTCGATATCTATCCGGCACCTCATGCTAAATCGTTAGAGACCGCAGAGTTTGTTATTGAACGCCGTAAAATGAGTAAGTCTGAGCTTATTGATTTATACAGCGTACCAGGGTTCCATGCAGACGGTATTGAAGAAGTGTATACCACATATCCAGGTGGGTATATTGAGCCGTATGAAGACGGAGAGCATGGTGAAGAAGTAACAGATGATGTGGAGGTTGGTGATGGAGAACACGACTCGGCTCAAGGGTTCTACGATACGATTGGCTTTTATGGCTCTATTCGTGGCGATATTCTTGAAACGTTTGGTATGGAAGTGGGTGACATCCATCGTACCTACGAATCTGAAATCTGGATGGTAAATGACATCATCATTAAAGCGAATTTAAACCCAGACCCACTTGGTCGCAGACCATTCTTTGCTGCATCGTTTGAACCTATACCTGGCAAAATTTGGGGTGAGAGTCCTGTATCTCGTCTTAAAGGTGTTCATGATGTTTGCTCTGCTACGATTCGTGCGCTCGTGCGAAATATGGAGTATGCGTCAGGTATTCAAGGTGAAGTAGACCCAGAGCGATTGGTAGATTCAAATGACGACCCACGTGTAATACAACCAAACCAAATTCGATTGGTGGACAATGATCCTAAGTATGGTGGACAACCAACATACCGTTACTACTTAATCCCAGATATTTCTCAAAACCTAATGACAACTTTTGAACGGTTCCAACAACAAGGTTATGAGATCATTGGTATTCCACGGGTGGCATTCGGATCTAGTCAAAATCTTGGTACCGTAGGACGTACATCAGGCGGTGTTGCAATGGTGTTGAACCAAGCCAGTAAGTCTGTAAAATTCGCATTGCGAATTGTAGAAGAAAATATTATTGAACCGGTTATCCAATCATTTATTGACTACCACTTAATGTTCTCTAATGATCCAGCAATACAAGGAGATATTCGTGTTTATGCACGTGGTGTAAGTGGTATTGTAGAGAAAGAAAATAAAGAGCAAAAACTTGAATGGGTAGTACAATCAATTTCAGGTTGGGTTGGTCAGCAAGATGAAACTGGACAACCAATCATACCGGGCTCTGCAGTTAGAACATTACTGGCTAAACTATTTGAAAGTGCTGGTATTGACACTGAAGACATTTTCCCAAACCACAATTTACAACAAGTGATGAATCAATCGGTTGGACAACAACCGCAATCACAGCCATTGGTTGACGGAAAACTTGATGCACGAAGTGGTGCCGCGATGGATGCTATTGCTAATCAAGGCGCAGTAGGGCAAAATAATGGTCAACCTGGAGCAATGTGATGAAAACCAAAGTAATTGAAATCCCAATTACCGTTTACGGAAATGATGCGTCAGCTGATTACAATGAAGATGAAACGATTGTTATCAGTGACCTCACCCTCGTACACATTCAAACCCCCGAAGAAATGATGAACAATCCACTCGTAACATTCTACCGTAAGGTGCCTGTTATTGAGGGTTGTTCTGTAGACACATTTTGCTACTGTTTCGGAGCAACGTGTGATGAAATTTATCTACCACCTGGCGAGTATGAAATGTCAGTGGAAGTTGAAGGGGCTAAGTATACGCCAAATGGTACTTATGAAATGACAATGGCATTTGAAGAAGTTGACCAAGCCTATACGTTAGCTACAAAATTAAATGCCTTAGGGGGTTGCCAGTGAGCACAATGAGTTTAACATTATCAAAAAAAGAAGTGTTGGCGTTACGACGTTTTCGTACTAGCAACGACACTGCAGTAATCAAAGGGTTATTACAACGCCTTTTAGACTCCGATATTGAGGGGTTTGAAGAGACTGAAGCAAGCGAAGAATTGCGTTTACGTGTTGCAGCAGACAGACGTTTAATGGCTATTTTATTTGACAGCGAACTAAATTTGGAGCAGACGAATGAAGCGTAAATCAGCAGTTATTGATGCCCAATGTGGTGACCGTTTGATCTTTGGGTTAGTAAACCCAGATGAAGACGCGTTGTATCAATTACAATATGGTTTCATGCCACCAGACGGTCAAATGGTGACTGATGTGGTGTGGCAAAATGTACGTGTTAACGGTAAAGAAGTATTGTTAGACACAAACAATTACCCGTTGGTGTACAATGTATATGCCTCAGGTAAATATCGTTTAGTGAATATGGCAGGTGATAATACAGCGGCATTGCCAGTGCTCATTGAACAATACAGTGTGAATAACTACCTTGTGAAAGAAAAGGCTATCTAATGAGTAAGCTAGACCGTATTAAACAACGCAAAGACGCGTTGGATAACATCCGCAAAAACGCAATGACACATCATGTTATCTGCGATTTATTGGATTCTGAACTTGCACAGGTACGTGAGCGTTATGAGACGACACAACCAGCAAGTGAGTTTCTTCGTGGGCAGTTGATTGCCTTAAAATCATTACGTAATGAAATAGGAGACAGATAATGTCGCATACCCAAATTGATGCTGCAGCCGATGAGGCGATGGACAAGTTCCTTGCCGGAATGAACGGTGAACAGCCACAACCCCCAGCGGAAGACAAGAAGGAAGATGAACTAGATGAGTCTCAGTTCGCGGTGGAAGATGAAGGTGAAGAAGAAACCACCAGTCAACCGCAAGCTCCTTCAGGCAGCAGTCCTGGCACTAATCAGCTACCAGCGCAGCAACCCCCAGCACAAGCACCAACGATGTATACACCAGAGCAACTGGAGTACGAAAGACGCTTGGCGGAAGAGCGTGGGCGTAACGCGGCAATGACGCAGATGATGCAAGGTGGTGCACAGCAGCACCAACAACCTGAGCATCAAGGACCAGCACCATTATTTGATCCATCAGAAATACAATTAACTGATGAAGAGATCAATCTGTACGGTAAAGACGCTACAGCGTACGCAGAGAAAATTGCAAAACGTGTAATGCAACAAGTGCACGAGAAGGCTATTATCCCGTTACAGCAACAAATTTATCAGCAACAACAGGCACTGAACCAAAACCGTGTGGATTCAGCAACACAACAATCACAGTTGTTATTCCAACGTGTTCAAGCTGCAGTACCTGAGTTGCCACAAATCACACAGTCTCAGGAATGGCGTAATTATTTAAATACACCTGCACCTGGTACTGGTGGGGCGGTCGCTATGAGAACTCTCTTAGAGACCAACATTCGTCAAGGAAATTTCGATGGTATTAAAGAGATTGTCGACATTTATCTTGACCGAAGCAAGCAGTCGGGTTTACAATCTCAAGTATCACCCGGTAGATCACAGGTGAGCACTCCCCCTAGCACCCTAGCCACCCGCAAGCCAAGACAGCTTGCCTACTCTAAGTTCTTATCAGCAAGAAACCAATATGCTTCAGGACAAATGTCTTATGACGAGTTCTCGCGTATTGAAGCAGTCTACGATAAGGCGGCGGTAGAAGATCGGATTAACTATGACAAATAAAGGTTAGGAGTAATCTAATGCCAAGTAAAAACAGACCAAGCGGTATGCAGTCTTCGATTGGTTATCAGGTCTATTCAATGCTTAATCAGCCTTTCTTCGCTGATAAGATGATGACCCGTACTTATGCAGACACCATCGCGGGGGCTATTACCTCTCAAGACATCGTTCCTACAGAATTAAAAAACTGTGGTAACCAAGTAATTTTCCGACGTAAGCCGGAAGGTGAAATCTTTGACTACGTCAAAAACCAAAACTTATCATATTCCGAATTGAGCACTGACACCATTACAATGGTTGTTAAACGTGCTAAATACTGGAACTTGAAATTGGATGAAATTGATATTTCAGAAACTTGCGACATCAAGAAATGGGTGCAATGGTTCTTAGATGATTGTGCGGAAAAACTCCGTCAAAAAATCGACCAAGAAATCTTGAACTACATTCCTCGCAAAGCAGATGCGTTCAACAAAGGTTTACGTGCTGGTAAATTATCAGGTGCGTACAACTTAGGTGGATTCGGTGCACCAGTGACCATTACGGCAGAAAACTTAATTGAACATTTAACCAACCTATCAGCTGTGTTAAATGAGCAAATGGTTCCACGTCAAGGTCGTTTCATCGTATTACCACCAGCAGCAGAAACCCTATTCTACCGTAATCAGTTATTAAACAATGCGGCAGCATCAGGTCTTTCTAAAGCAGTTGTGTTGACACAAAACGTACCGGAAATTATGGGCTTTAAAGTGTACTTCACACCAAACATGCCTATGATGTTTGACCCGGTTGCGAAGAAAAACACATACATGATTGTGGCGGGTTTAAAAACAGCAACTGGTTTTGTAACTAAACTTACAAAACAAAAACACATTGACAGTGCTGAAACCTCGTTTGCAGAATACTGGCGTGGTCTTCAAATCTATGACTTTGAAGTTCTACAACGTGAACAGTTAGCTGTTCTTTATGCGTCAGTAAGCCTATAAGGGAGGTAAACGATGAGCGTTATTTATAATGTATTCCTAGGTGGTGACAAATTAAAATACCCTTGGGATAACTGGATGGACAATGACCAGAGCGACAAGAATGCCAAGTTAGAATACGCGGCACACTTGAAACGCACTAACTACACTGTACCATTCTTCTTCTCACGCTTTGCTCCACATTGGAACAACTGGTTTGTAGAGTCAGGTATGACTGACCTTGCTAATGGCGATGGTTTTAAAGCATTCCAATTAGCAGCAGGTTCACAAATCAAACAGCTTGTATTCCATAACAAAACTGCTTTATCTGGCACAACAGTTGCATTGGAATTAAGTGGTGTTACTGGTAAAGAGCCAGCCGATGTAGTGGCGTTAAACAAAGCAGTAGAAACAGCTCAAGCAGCTTATGAAAAAGCTCATGCAGCATCAGTTAAAGCTCCAGATGATGCAGACTTGAAAGCTAAAGCAACTGAAGCAAAAACTAAAGTTGATGAAGCAAACAAAGCATTACAAGAAGCGACTGAAACTGTTATCGCAACACATGAAGTTGATTTATCAAAAGTTGGATACTTCGTATTTGACATTAACGAATTCTTACAAACCAATGGTGATTTAACCATCATCAAAAAAGCAGGTACATTTGAATCAGCTTGCTTCTCAGCGTTTGTGGAAGTAAATGACTTCAGTGATGAGCATCAATGCCATTGTGGTGTGTTGCCGTGCGATACTGATTATCCAGATGCGTTGTGTACTCCACAACAAACTGGCACGCGTTTAGCCTAAGTGCTTAACAATCGGGGAGGCTACAACCTCCCCTTTTTTCTAGGAGAATTAAAATGACCCCACAACCTAATCAACAAGTTCCACTAGCGTTTATCGACCGTACTGGGTATGTAACGCCATTCAACGGTATTATGGACCGCACATTAGATGGTTGGTATATTTATGACGATGTAACACTTAAAAAAGCGTTAGAGCAGATGCGTCGCCTTGAAGAAGATCGTGTACGTGATGAGATTGGAATTATTGATGTTCAATACTCAGTGAATGAAGAAGATTCAGAAGCCACAGGTATTGGTCAAGATGCACCGGAATTTGCTCGTGATATTTTTGGTGTCGAAAAAGCTGTGCCATTCTTGAATATGGGGAAACAGGCTCCGGCAATGGATTTAATACCAGGTCAATTACCTGAGATTGTCCCTCCACCGCCTCCACCAGTTCAAACTACAACAGTAGATCACTTGCATGTGACTCCAGATAATGAAAATTTATCTGAAGATGAAATGGCAGAGATGTCAGAAAAAGCACTTAATCCTAATCAAGTAGCGGCAGCTATTATGGGGCTATAATGAAAATATCCTCCCTAATTGAAGATGCTCGTCGATACGTTGTAGGCTACTACGAAGACGATGATGAGCAGTATGTACATTGGTTAGAGGAGGATTGGTTAAGCTACGTCAAAATGGCGATTGGCATTGTAACGTTGGCTGACCAGTCCGCGTTTACCAAAGTAATGGATATTGAGCTAGTAGAAGGCTCAGTACAAGAAATTCCAGATGAGTGTAAGACACTCAAAGCTGTTCGTGGCGTTAAAGACGAACGTGGGGTTATTACCCATCGTGTACGTAAACGTGCGAGCAACACATTAAAACTCCCAGCTATAAGCAGACCTCTTTGTAAAAGCATCACTAAGAGCAACAGTGATTATGTTGTGAAAAGTTATGCACTTGATGACGATGATGATCGTATCATTGTTGTTGAACCACCAGTCCCCGCAGGTGTAACAGGATTACTTACAATCTCTTGTTATTCTCCCCCAACAGTAGAAACCGAAGATGATGATATTGAGCTTACACAGGCTCAACAAACAGCTGTGTTTGAGTTGGTGTTGTACTATGCGTGGGGCGTTGATATTGAAGACACAGCGAACCGTGAGCGCAGTAATACGCACTGGGAGCACGCTATGACATTATTGAAAGTAATCAATGATGCAGATAGCAAAGTATTAAAACGACAAGCGAGAGCAATGAATGGCAACAGTTAGTCAATTTTTAGATTATGTCCAGCAGTATGCACCGGATGTTGATGACGGATTGGCGCAATTTGTCATTCAGGAAGCTGTGACAGATTTTATGCTGAAAACAGAATTGGCGCGCGATTTCATACAAATCCCATTACACGACAAAGTTCACGACTACGCTATCGAGTTAGACAGTTGTCGTATCTTGGCAAGCATCAAGTCAGTGAAGAAACTCACAGATGACTGTGGAGAGATGGGTGAAGAGTTGGAAGATACGAAGACCCCTGATGTTTGTGGTTATGCGTTTGACACTGATAATGGTGCGATGGACGCGATTTGGATCGGTGAAGTAGCAGATGGTGAGGTCGTTGAGATTGAGTATGCGTGGGCAATGGGTCGCGGTGGTTGTGAGATCCCGGATTTCATATTGAACAAATATGTCACGCCAATACAATACTTAGCATTGAGTAAACTTTATTTAATCCCTGGACAAGAATGGACTAACCCTCAACTTGCAATTAACTACCAAAATCAGTATGAGAAAGCGGTGGCGGACATCAAGCGTAAGACTACTAAAGTAAAAGGCGGTCAAATGATTGGTGGTGGGTTTATTCGACGTAGACGGGATTGTTTTGGGGGATTTTTCAGACGATGAGCAAATTCTTATATGGGGATGAACCTCCTCAACAACGATGTGGACAACCGTGTTTTGTACCAGTAGAAGACATCTGGGAACGACACCCACTTAACCCCTGCTGTCCTGAAAAGAAAAAATGTTGTCCACCTAAAACGAAAGCACGAGATACAATCCGTTTAAGTCGTGAAGAGGCACAACGTTGCTTTAACTACGGCAAGCGCAACTGTGATGGCACAGTGACACAATCTGTGATCAACCGTTATTACAAAATGGAGATCCGTGAGAAAGGTTATTGTGACGTGCTGATGTGTATTCCACCATCAGAGGCATTGATGGACGGGTCTGTGTGCTGGGCATGGCCAGAATCATTCTTATCGCTACCTGAAGGGTATTACGAGGCGGATGTTTATATTGATGGGTGTATTTGCCACACACATTGTTTTTATTTACCAAAATGTAGCGTACAAGCTACACCAACAGAGGTTAAGTACAAGAATGGATGTGATACTTGCCACACTTGTGGTAGTGTCGGTTTTGGAAGTTGTAGTTGCCACAATGATTGTTGTGCTGCCATCCCTATGGTGGATAATGAAATTGTTGAGCCAAAAGCTGTTGGATGTCCTAAGGGGTGTGATGAATGTTAGATGTAACAAACGTATGGGGTCGCAAGACAACCACAACTAAATCTATATCAGCTAAAGATACGACAATCCGAGTAGCGAACGGTGTTCTCTTTGAGCCTAAAGATGGCACGCACTATTACGCAACCCTTATCAACAGGGATAGCCGTGAGGTAGTTAAAGTCACGCGCCGTGAAGGTGATGTCTTAACTGTAGAGCGTGGTCAAGATAATACATCTGCACTTACATTCCCATCAGGCGTATGTGTTAAGGTTGAGTGGAACCCACAGCAGTTATGTGAATTTGTGAAGCAATGTGCAACAGGTGACTCTCACAAAATTAAAGCTGGCACAGTATGTTTTACCTGTGATACGTGTTTGGAGTATGATGAAGGTGGGCATATTATCCAAGTAAACGGAGCCAAAGGGTGTTAGAACAAAAAGATGATAACGGGTATATCAAGCGTGTTGAAAAGACAGGCTCTACCGTTGGATCTAATGTAACATTGGACAATGATGTGTGGCTTGAGATACGAGAAAAATCAAAGCCACATATGGAGAAGAAGGAGCCGAAACGTGCTTGAGTATATTGATAATTTTGAGTATGGGATTGGTTGTTCACTGAAACCAACTGAGACAGAATTGGTATTACCACCAGAGGCTATCAAACAGCTAAATACTGTAATGAAGGGTAACCACGTTTACATTTCATTGCACTGGTTGGACAAATTTGAAGTAGTTAAATTTACAAAAGACAACGACCTTAAACTCACTGACAAAGTTCCAGTTGAGCGAGATGTAGAAGTTAAAGGCAGTAAAAACTTCCCAATGGGGTCTTGTGCAAAAGTGCAGTGGAATAAAATCACAATGGAAGAATATATTGCACAGCGAGGTAGATAATGGCTTGTGAAAAACCGCTTATTTTCCTATCGTGTGATTCATCTGGGCAGGCGCGAACTGCACAAGCAGTGAACCCGAACGATACTGTGATCCAGCTTATGCGTGGGCAAGGTAGTCGTTTTCCGGAAGTTCCTAATGGGAAATGGTTTTATATCCGAGTAGTAGGATGCGACAGTTGTTGTGAAACTATGCGAGTAGTAGGCCGAGAAGGTGACAAACTACATGTTCAACGTGGGTTCGGAACGCAGTGCACCTGTATTAAAAGTAATTCGTTAATTACATACACCACTGACACACAATACTTCTTTGAAGATCTATTGAGTGTATTACCACTGAACGTAGCAGATCCACTGAAATACAACTGTGAGACGAACACGCTATCAGTTGATTGTGCCAAACTATTCTCGTCAAAATGTGGTGGATGTGGCTGTGAAGGAACATCAAATACTGCAGCTGCAGAAAACCCAGCACCTGCGGGTGGAGGAGCTGGACTACGGGGGCCTAAAGGTGATAAAGGCGATGCTGGTGTAGGCATTCAATCAATGACGGTATCTGCTACGAAACGGTTACTTGTAACGCTTTCTGACGGACGCCTCATAGATGCTGGCATGGTGCCTACTGCAGCCGGGGTTCCAGGAGAACGTGGTGCACCAGGTGAGAGAGGTGAAAAAGGTGAGAAAGGTGATGCCGGTACAAGTCTTGTAGAGTTTACCATGCAAGGTGGAAACCTTATTGCGGCCATGTCTAATGGTGAGAGTAAAAACTTAGGTTCAGTGGTTGGGCCTAAAGGTGATGCAGGGGCAAAAGGTGAACAAGGCCCGATTGGCCAAGATGGGCACACATTCTCGTATGTAGAAGATGCCACTAATGCGTATCTTTCAGGTAGACCAGGGGCAACAGTAAGACTTGCTATTATGACACCAACAGGTGAAGAAGATGGTGGGTCATATGAAATTCCACCTGCAGGGTTCTTGAAATTGCGCAAGCTAAATGTAACTGGAAAAACAGCAGTCTTGATTCGTCAAAACGGTAGCACAATGGGTGTAGCAGTGGCTGGAGGCTAGAGTGCATTTTATGACATTTGGGGGGCTTGTACCAAAGGTAGCCCCTAAAGCATTACGAAATGAAAATGGTACAGTAGCAGAGAACCTTGATGTTTACAGCACAAGGTTTTTGCCACATAAAGAATTAGGTGAAAGTGTTGTTTTACTTGATGTACATGGGGATAGATTTACAGGCGTGCCGGAAGTTATACACAAAGTAGGTAACACTTTCATTGCATTTACAGGTTGGGTGTCAATAGCAGAAGATCCAATCGAACGACTTGGTAAAAACAGCTTCTTGTTTGTAGAAGGTGGAAAACTTTGGCGTCAGTCTGAGCAACGTATCTTACAAAAACTTCCACCAATTCAAGTTGGTATGGAACGACCAGCATGTGATGTTAAACCGACCGCAGAGTTAGTTGAAGACGCTGGGTGTGAGACACCTTGCATTGGTGATGTGTGTGGTATCGAATTTGGTAAAGATGAGTGCCATGAGAAGGTGCCATATCTTACAGCATATAAATTTACGTATGTGAATGGATGTGAGGAAGAGTCTGCAGATTCATTCCCGTCTGAGTTTATTGACTTCCACGATGGTGATGCCATCAGAGTGCGAGCAAATGATAAGCCACCGGCAAACGCTGTTAAGCGTAGATGGTATAGAGCTGTACCAAACCAAGACTATGGGGTCGAGTGGCTGTTTGTAGGCGCACAGGACATCAATGAACAAGAGTTCTATGATGTAGCTTGTGCAGAAGGTCTAGGTGCATCTTTAGAGACAGAATTAGATAACCCTCCACCAACATGTATTGAAGGCATTGTGAACGTGGGTAATAACCGTACGGTGTTGTGGGGTGGCAATAAGATTTATGTATCTAATGCAATGCGTCCACACGCATATCCTACGGCCAACGAGTACGAGCTACGATTCAACGTATTACGGTTAGCAGCAGTAACAGAGAAAGTCGAGGGTGGTGAGCATTATCAAGTGTTGGCTCTTACAGACGGTCTTCATTATCGAATTGTATTCACAGACACAGTTGGTATATCGGAGTTAGAAACTCGCTTTGACGCAATTAAGCGAGAGATGACGTGCACCAATGAAGTTGCGATGTATTACATCGCCAAAGAAGGGATATGCGAGTTCACGACTGGTGGCATTCAGTTAATAACTGGTGACTATTACACAGAGCGTGAGTGGTCACAATGGTATGATCGTAACACACGAATGGTGTACCATGACGGGTCGTTGTTCTTCTTCCGTGGACGCAATTTTGTATACAGACTAGGTGCAGATGAACGTCGAGATGCAAGTCTAACTACGTTGAGCACGAAGTGGGATATGGGTTGGTCTAACCATCGTAACAAATTACTCGTTTATGAGAAAATGCCAGTGGGAGAGCCATTGTGTAGATGGTTTGGTGATGGACAGGAAAGAATGTGCGGTGTATGGCGTAGCAAGCCGATCATGATGTCTGGACGATGGAGACCTACAACATTTAAAGTTGTGTCACCTGAGTTTGTTGCAAAATCTGTGTATGCACGTCGTGAGCGTGGTAAATACCGTGATTGGTTGCGTCTTCACCCTATACTCGGAGTAGATGAGTATATTGAGGCTTTTCCGGAGAAAGAACAATATCGTGACGAATTGCGCCGCCAATACCCATATGTTGAAGTGGTATTATTTGCAGACGGAAAAGAGTATTATAGACGCAAAGTAACAAGTGAACGCCCTGTGTTAGTCCCCCGAAAATATAGAGCGATTGATTGGCAAGTTGAAGTGAGAAGTCGGTTAGTGGTTGAAGAAGTCCATATCCAGACCTCACGAGAGAGTTTGCTTTCGGAGGAGTAGATGAGCACAAACGGAGTATCATCTGGAACAAGCGGTGGTAAAACTGCAGCAGCAGGTAATCAGGCAGTCCAGAACTCAGCCACAGTAGGCAGTGTACAGCCTAGTGGTAATGGTAACGTAGGGATTTCCTCTAACCATATCATTCAATACCCACGCCAGCCAAAACGTGATGACGGTAAGTGGTTAGCTATTGGATCTTTATTAGGTACATTGGTTGGTAAGTTTGCCAGCCAAAGTATTATCAACAAAGCCAAAGACGCAGAAGGAAAGTGGCGTGAAGCAAATGACACGTTATTTTCACGCGGAAAACGTCACTTCGATGATGGTGACAAAGAGTGGGATAACCGCAAAGGTCCAGAGACTGCACTTGAGGCACAAGCGGATTGGTACAAAGATCGTCGAGATGATGAATACGACTACGGTAACTCCCTAAACCCATGTAATGATGCTATCCATGAGAAATTATGTGCATTTGTAAAATGTGGGTACAAGGCTGATTATCGTGGAATCGCAGAACGTGCTATTGCTACGGCAGAAGCAGCAACGTTGAAAGAGCGTCGCGAGATCCGTAAACAAAAGAACCGTTACGCATATGGTGAGTGTTGTGACACAGAGCAACGCTTGGCAACAGCTAAAATAATGGCAGTTGTAGGAACTGTGGCGCAGTTGCGAGAAGCAGAACGGATTAAAGCGTTTGAGACCAATATGAAGTTGTTGTTTGATGGTGCTAACACGATGGAACAACACAGACTTAACCGTATTGGACAGGCTGAAAAATGGGCGTCGTCTCACGCTAACATCAATGATAAATTGTATGCATACCGAGCCAAAAACGCGTATGACTTATGGAGAATGGGTGGAGAGATGCTTACTTCTGCAGGGCGTAACTATGGTTGGTTGGCAGACAGTTTGCGTAAAACAGCAGATAAAGACATGTCTGGGATGGCAAGCCTAGGTTCACTGATTGCATTGCTTATTGCAATGTTTGTTTGCCAGCAAGGCAAATTGTGTGGTGATGACGAGTAGGTAGAAGCTAAACGCCATCAAATTATTTAACAGATACAAATGTGAGACCACTTAAACGATGAACAATTTAATGATGGGGGGACTACCCCCTATGAATGGGATTGACCCATACTTGGCACAACAATACGGACTTAACTCACCTGCAGATATGGGTGGGTATAATCCTGATATGCAAGACCCATCAATGCAATCGTTGATGAGTGAAATGGGACAGCCAGCAGAACCTAATATGATGGGTGTGGCAACACCGCAAGATATGTTAGGACAACAAGCACCACAGATGAGTCAGCCAGAGTTTATGGCGCTTGCTCGTCAACTAGGGTTGGTTGGTGATGATGAACAACAGGTTATATTAGGGGCTGACCCAATGGTAGATCCTAGTTATAATGACCAATACGATATTATGAGTTTATTGGGAGGAGCATACTAATGTCTTTTGATATGACAGGTAACTGGGGGTTTGGTGGATCATCAGGTCTATTAGACTGGGGCAGTGACATCGCACGAATGTGGGGTATGGGTATGGCAACTGGTATGAAGACCAGTGAAGCAATGGACGCATACCGTGCAAACCAGGTAATGAACCCACTCAGACTTGAGCGCGAGTTAATGGATGACCAGTTAAAGCGTGAGCAAATGCAAGCTGCCTATACTCCTACATATAAAGCAAATCGTATGGACTATATTACGGCTGTTCAACAGAACCCGGAATTACGTGACCCATACGCAGAGCAACACTATGGGAATATGGACCCGTGGAGACAGAAAGTCTTAGGTGATCAACAGCAAAATGTGGTGAATCGTACGCAAACTGCTGTAACGAATGGTAACCACCAGTCAAGCTCATCAAATCACAACGTATCGCCTTCGCAACAAGGCTCACAACAAACAAGTTATGAGTACGATGCAAATAGAGGCATGTATATACCGGTGTATGGAAAACAGGGGTAAGGTATGGGAGTTGATCAACAATCATGGGGTGAATACTTAGCTGGGGCGGAGTGGAGAGGTGAAGACCTTGACAAACTCAATGCGTTACCTGACGAGGAGAAAGCCAAACTCGTTAATCAGATGAAAACGCAGCAAGAGGCAGCTGACAAAGTGTATCAAGCGCAAAGAGCCGCAGAACAGCAAAAGGAGTTAGCTCGTCAAGCTGCTGAGAAAGAACAGTTAGAAAAGAACCTTGCAGCTTCTAGCAATCAGCTAGGATGGTCAAAAGATTCATTTGATTCCAATGGGAATGTGAAACCCGTTACACAAGCATCTGCATCTCAGTCAACAGCCACAACTGCTAATGGTGCGCAAGGTAACGCAACAACAGCCAATAGTACCAATACCAAAGAAAAAACCAAGCAAACTGAGGCAAAGCAGTCTACAAAAGCTGAGGAGAAACCAGCACAGCAAGCACAAACTACGCAAGCAGTGCAACAAGTTATTCCAACACAGGCTACACAACAAGTGTATCAGCGTCCAGCAGAGCCACCAGTTAAGATGGGGGCAAATGGTTATCCTATTTATGAGAGATTGCCTAATGGTGGGTATCGCTACGACACTACGTATTTAGACCCACAAGGCAAGGTTGACCCTTATGCGATGCCGAATGGTATTCGTGGGGACTTTGGTGATCAAGAGGCATATTGGAATTTACGTAACCGAGCTACATCAGCAAAAGCTCGTTATGAACAAAGTCAAGCAGCTAACTTGCAAGGTGAGGCAACAGCAGTGTTAATGCAGGTTCAGGCAGACCCTGAAACACATCGCCTGGCACAAGAGTATATGCAAAGTGGCATGGCTCTTAATGCACAAGAGGCTCTTAACCTGGCTACGGCAGAACAAGCACAACGAATGGGTATTTGGGGTGCAGCTGCAAACGCATACGCACCAGCACAACAAGGCCTTGATAATGCTCAAACTCGTAACACAGCAGCGGGTATGTATTATGGTGCTGATACACCAAATATGGTCTCTGCGAATGGATTTAGAGCACACGCAGGCTTGAATGGTGTCACATTTAATAGTGATGGAACTGTGAACGTGGTAGCACCGAATGGTCAAGTTATCAAGGGAGTTAGTGCAGACCGAGCAATGGCGGGTGTAGCAGCTGGTTCACCTCAGGCAGCTGCAGCAGCGCGTTACAATGCAGCAACCAATTTTAACCGCGCATACAACGGACAATATGGCATGCCTGGAATGTCAGGTACACCGACCAATGCTGCGGTATATTCACTTGCAACAACTGAGTCTAATAAAGCGGCAAAGAGCAAAAACCCAGATAAAACAACCCAAGCCAAATCAACATACGCATACGAGTAAATTATGACACAGACAGTAGCAGGACAATTTAGACAATATTGGGCACCAATTCTCCAGCCTTATGCAGATAAGGCAGGGATTCCAGTAGACTATCTCGTGACACAACTTGGTCAGGAATCAATGTGGGGTAAAATTACCCCACGTGGTTCACATAATTATGCTGGTATTCACGAGTTCCGTAAAGGGCGTGATGGGGTAGTTGCACGTGATGCAGGAAACCTCCGTAAATTCCGTACGTATGACAGCGATGATTCATTTGCTAAAGATTATGTAGGGTTGATGGAGCGGCTTTATCCAGGTACGAAGGGTGCTAAGGACTTTGGTGCATTCGCTAACGCACTTCAAAATGGTAAGGGTGGTCGTAAGTGGGCGGAGTCACCTACTTATGTGCAAGACTTAACCACGGTGTATAACAGTTCTATCGCGCCACTAAACGGGCAAGCAACCACTGCTACAGCTGTTCAGACAACTCCAGTCGAATCTGCATTTAACGGTACATCACCGGAACAGGCAGGGTATACTTTTACTGGTAAGGAAGATACGCAAAAAGTAATCAACCCTTACGAGAAACTGTACACACAACAAATCAAGCCAGTCGACACACCAGCACTGCCGCAATACAAATCTGAGTTTAGAGATGGGTACCAAGCACGTGGGGTGGACAACAGTTTTTACAATATGTGGGGAATTAAGTAATGGCAAGTTTTAAAGACCTGCAACAGTATGCAAACAACGCAAACGTAAACGCATATTTAAATATGCTGATGGACGCAGAAGGTACATCCAAGCACGCTAACCCGTATGCGGTTGCAGGTGGCGGCAAGGTTATGATCCAAGACTTGTCACGTGCAGGTGGGTTCCCTTCATGGGGGTTCACCCAAACTGATGGCAAGAAAAACACATCATCAGCAGCTGGTGCGTTCCAGTTCTTAAACAGTACATACGATGATTTACGCAGACAAGGGTACGAAGTAAATGACTTTCAACCACAGACACAGCGTATGGCAGCGATTGCATTGCTAAAGCAAAACGGTGCGTTACCTTACATTGTAAATGGAGACTTCAATACAGCTATCCGTAAGTCTGCAGGTACGTGGGCAAGTTTACCTGGTTCACCGTATGCGCAAAAAACACGTGATATGAAGTTTGTCCAGGACTCACTGAGAAAGCACCTCAATGATCCAAATATAACCCTCAACAATTACGACCAGTATGCGACCGCAGGGGGTGGTCAGCAAAACGGTAATCCCTTCATGCCACAAATGCAACAAGGCGTAACGCAAGTGGAAAATCCTTACGCGCAGATGTATAATCAGCCAAATACACAGGCGACACAACAAGAGCAAGTAGCAGAAGTAAATCAAAACCAACCAGTCAAAATTGACTATTCTGGAATGGTTGATCCTGAACTTGCACGCTTGGTTGGAGAGCAGAATAGAAATGCACAAAACCAATTATGGGGTATGTAACTTATGTTGACACCACAAGAGATAGCAGCCGGAGCAACCGGTGTTGGCGATTTATCCTTTGCTAACCCACCACAACAAGGTGGGTTTTTGCGACCTATGAAACCACAAATGGATCCAGTTGAATATGATTGGGAACTTCGTCGTAAAGCCTATGATGTATTGAAATCTCAAGGTGATCCTGCAGCGGACAATTCCGCGAAATTTGAAGATGTGCGTACCTATTATGGTACAGGTGTATTGCCACAATCTATGCAGGACTTGTACACGCGTCAAGGTCGTGAGCTACCTACTTCACAGCAACAAGCAGAACCTCAGCAGCAACAGACTGGATTATTTGTTAAGGCACAACAACCTCAGCAAACGGAAGGACAACCTGCACCACAGAAACCTGTGTACGATTTCAACCAACCAACTAAGTTTACACCAATCTTAGTGCAAGATGACGCACACGCTGAACAGTTAAAGAAATCAGTTGAGCCATTATTCAATAAATACAGTGGTGTAATTTCTGCTGCACAAAATGACACATCCGATATAACAAACAACGGAAGTAAGAGTTTGAATAGTGCACGTATGCGTGACACGACTAAACTTACCCCGTATTTATTCTGGACGTTATATGGTCTTAACCCTGACCAGGCGAATAAACTCCCTGTTGCTGTACGTAGAGATATGTTAGATGACGCGTTTAAGTGGTATGCGTCAAACCTAACCCCTGAACAATTAGCGGAGAAACAGGCGACAGGGTGGACACTTGAAGGCTCGATTGCCAATGCCAAAAAGACATATGGCATGGACGAGAAAGAAGACAACGATAACAGTATCACTGACTCTATCAAAACAGTCGTTAAAGGAGCATCCTCTGGTGCGATGCGTTCAGTTACTAACATTGGTGCACTGTTAGATGGCTTGGGCGGTGATGGAGACAAAGAGACTGGCCTTGGTCAAGGTGTAAAATATCAGGCAGAGTTCCAGAAATGGCTTGATGAAGGTGACTCAAAGACATTAAAAGCACAAAAACAAACATTGAATTATTACCTATCGCAAGACCGTGTTGCTGATGCAATGAAATACGTATTAAGTAACCCGGAACTTCTCGCGAGTATTGGTGGTGACCTCGCTGGTGGTCTGGCAGCTGACTCCGCTATCGTATCAGGTATTGGTGCAGGTGCAGGTGCAATAGCTGGGGCATTAGGGTTGGGTGGTGTTGGTGCAGCACCAGGTGCGGCAGCAGGTAGTGAAATTGGTGCAGCTGTGGGTACGGCAGTTGGTGCTGGTAAAGCTGGTCTAACATTATGGAATCGGTTGAAAAACTACGCATCGCTTGTTAAGAAAACCGCGCCAATGTCCGTAATGCAAGGTATTCAGTCAGGTGGTGTGATGATGGCTGACCTGATGAATGATAATAAGGAGATTACCAGTGATGTAAGAAATCTTGTCTTGGAAAACATGGGTATCAACACCCTTATCACTGGACTTATCCCAGGTGACTTAGGGGACGTAACCAAACAAATTGCCGACAAGGTATTCAGAGGTGCTAAAGCTGCCGGTAAAGAAATCCCAACCAAGTCAATAAATAAATCAGCAGCTGAACTTGCTAAAATCATCACTACTCACGGTGGCAAGGTAGCAGGTGACCAAGTCACTGGTCCTGGGCTATTCACACGTGGTGTAGGATTGATTAAAGGTGTTGGTAAAGTAGGAGTGAAATCTTCAGGTGAGGCAGTGCAAGAAGGTGCGACTGTTTGGAATGAAGAGAACACTCGTCAAGTTAACCAAGACGGCACAATCCGTGAACTTACACCGGAAGAAGAAAAAGCCAAATTAACTCAGGCAATGTTCGAGGGTTTGGTTGGTTTTGGAGCCAAAGTACCTCATTCAACTGTTGATGTGTTAAAAAATAGCTACCGCCATGACGAGACAGCTAACGCATATAAACAACAGTATGAGAATGAGGATTATGAGGCACGCGTAGCACAACAATCTCCGGAGTTCCAAGCGTTATATGCTAACTCTGCCAAGGCAACACCTAAAGAGCGTTTTGAAGAAGCAGAGGCAACGATTGCAGCGCAAAACCAAGCACAGCAAGCGATGCAAGGTGGTCAACAGTCTACTATTCAGCGTTCAGCAGATCCTAACGGATTATTCACACAAACTGCACAAGAGTTAGAGAATGATGTTGGTTTTGATGTAGCAAATAAACAATACGGTATATCTTACGACCCACTTCATACGTATTTCAATCCGACTACAAAAGACCGTAAAGCATATGCAGATGTGGTGTCACTGCTAGACAATACCATTCAAAATGCTGAAGGTGTTGATGCCAACATAGAACGAGAACTTGCTGACATTCAAGATAGACTTAAAAATGGTGACTTGAATGCGGTCAATGACTTACAGACAATGCTGGTGGACGCAGACAAGTCTTATATTTTTGACGGTGTAACGGGGCTTGCTAAAGGCAAAAAAGCTATCCCTGCACTAACCACACTGAGCCAAAATCAGAAGACTGGGATTGGTGGCATTAGCACAAATACAGATGGGTTAAAACGTTTCTCTGACGCGGACCGTCAAGCTGTCAAAGACCAGTTAATCCGTATTCAAGGTGATGCAACAGGGATTGATACAACAGACCTTAATGCGTCCATTGCAAACGTGAGAAACCGTTTATCAACTGCTCAAGATTCTATGGCAAAACAAATTGCTGAAGACCATCTTAACGCACTTGAAAAAATTGTCTCTCGTGACCAAGCGGAGTTAACAAAAACGGTTGGTCGGTACTTCACTAATGCCGCACCTAAGTCTACCCGTTATCAGGCAACTAAACACAATGCGTTTACAGATCCAGCGATGGAAACTCGCTTCTACGATAATGTAAAACGTGCAGTTGATCATGCGAAAAACGCAGGTGTAGATGATGCAACACGTAAACAATGGATGGCAGATTTTGACGCTGTGTACAAACAAAACCCAGCTATCGCGTTGAACCAACTTAATCAAAACATTAGTGGGTGGTCACGTGCACAAAATATGTCACCTACGCAGCAACGTGGTAGCAACTTCTTAAACCCTCAACAGTCGCAACGTTATGTGAACCAAGTAGAACTTACTAACGTTGTTGACGCACTTAGCCAATCTGCAAACGAATTGGCAAGCGGTGCATTGGGTCAAGTAAACCCAGTAGACGTGAACAGTCGTATATTCGGTAATATCTCACCTGATGAGGCTGGTCAAATTACACATCTTGTGGGGGCGATTAAACAGACTGTTAAACCTACCCTGTTTAATGGCAATGCGCCTACACAAACCGCTTATACAAAAAACCCTATTCAGCAATTACAAAATTTACAGGAAGATCTTGCTAAAAACCCTGGCATGTATAGTGGGTTGAATGGTGGCACTAAGATTGACTTAGACCAAATCAAGGCCTATGTTGACAGCACATTGGCAGCATTGACATCTGGCGACCAGCTTCCAAAACCATCTCCATACATGGAGAAATTGGGTGAAGCGTTTAGTAGCAAACTAAACGGTGGGGAGTTCTTTTCCAGTCAGCTGTCTCAGGCAGACATGGCCATCAAAACGGGTGATAATTACACGCCTAAACCATTGTGGGGAACACAGGCGGGTGAATTCTTACGTTCTGTCAGTAAACAAGCCAGTGACGCATTACAAGGCATTGAGGTTGTTCATACGCCTAATGGTGTGTTGATTTACGCCAATAATGTAAATATTCCCGCACTTACCACTGTGGTTCAGCAAGGTCAACAAGCTGTGAATAACTTGGCAGCAAGTGCACCACAGGCACAACAACAGATTCAGCAACTTGGTACTCAGGCAGTACAAAACTTAGCGGCTAACACGTCTAATACACCGCCATCTGGCACAGTGGGTGTGATGACACAGCCACAAACTCAAAATGTGGCACAGGCAGTTGTGCAGTCGTCAGTGCACGACTTTAATGCTCAACAACTCATTGCAAAAATCCAAGAGACTGACCGATATGGTAACAAGACAGGCTTAAAAGATTTCTTGCAGTTAATTTACAATGACCCTAAATCTGGTTATCACAAACACCCATTGATTAAAGCACTAATCAACCTGGCTAATGGTGTGAACAGTAAAGGTGCACCAATCGCGAATGCGGTGCCATTGCCAAATGTGGTGGCGATTAAAAACCTAAATACAGATGTACAAGCACGTTATTTCTATAAGTCTGATGGCATTGGTACTTTGGAGATTAACGAATCGTTGGCAGATGATTCATCATTCCATCGTACGGTCGTGCACGAATTATTGCACTGGGCTATATCACAAAACCACCTTGGCTATTTAGAGGGTGAACTTCCAGCAGCATATAACGTGATGGTCAACTTGTTCTCTGCAGGTGGCTCATATAGCAAAGCCTACAAGAAACTTGGAGAGATCGTATCAGACACAACTGGTCGATATGACGAGCAGATTAAAGAGGCAGCTGCAGCACTGTTAGCACACAAAAAAGACTCTACTTATAAACCACCATTTATGGGTACACCAGAGTCAAATGCTCAACGTGATGCAAACGCTGCACGTAAGAAAGCCTCAACTGCACGTATTAAAGCGCAGACATCTTTCAATAAAGCCAAAGAAGATTTAGCAAAAGCTCAACAAGCTCTTGATGAACATCAAGGTAGTGAGCAAGACCTCAAGCGTAAAGAAGCCGCACTTGATAAAGCAAAACAAGTATATGCAAATAAAGAGGCGGCATTACAATTGGCTAATAAGGCAGACACAGATGCTGACACCGCACTTACCACTGCAGTAGAGCGTAACAAATCTGCAAAAGAACAACGTCAAAACCAAGTAAATGTGGAAGAGTTCATCAACACGCTTGTCGAGCTTGACGCACAGAAATGGGTAGATCCTAATACTAACGAAGA